CAAGATCGAAGACCAGCTCACCGCGGGCGGATTCGACAATGCCTTCCGCGACTTCGTGGATGACTTCGTCACCTATCCCACGGCAATCCTAAAAGGTCCCGTCATCCGTCGCAAGAAGACGATGAAGTGGGGCCCCAACTTCCAGCCGATCATCTTCAGTGACCACGTGCGCGAGACCGAGCGTGTGTCTCCCCACGACATCTTCCCTTCACCCAACTCAAGCGGCGTCAATGACGGCTACCTGATCCAGCGTCACCGCCTGACCCGCAGCTCGCTCCAAGCCATGCGTGGCACGCCAGGTTACAGCGATGCCGACCTCGACCAGGTGCTCGACCGCTTTGGCGAATCCGGCTTCCGTCAGTGGCTGATGGGCGACCAGGAACGCGACCGCCTCGAGGGCAAGCCTCATGGCCGTCTGTACTCCAAGGAAGTCATCGAGGCCCTCGAGTACTGGGGCTCTGTGAGCGGCAAGATGCTCATGAGCTGGGGATGGAAGGGCAAGAAGCTCGATCCCTACAAAGAATACGAGTGCAACATCTGGCAGATCGGCCCCTTCATCATCAAGGCCGTCCTGAACCCTGATCCGCTGGGAGCTCGTCCCTACGAGATCGCTCAGTGGGTTCCCGTCCCTGGCTCCTTCTGGGGTACGGCTCTGCCTGAGCAGATGCGCGATGTGCAGACCATGTGCAACGCCTCAGCTCGCAGCTTGGCGAACAACATGGGTGTTGCTTCTGGACCACAGGCCGAGATTCACGTTGACCGTCTGCCTGACGGTGAGGACGTCACCTCGATGTTCCCTTGGAAGATCTGGCAAACGACCTCCGACCGTACCGGTGGTGGTCAGCCAGCCGTAAGGTTCTTCCAGCCCGACATGAATGCGGCGCCCTTGCTGAACGTATTCCAGTTCTTCATGAAGCAGGCCGACGAAGTCACAGGTATCCCGAACTACGTGTACGGCGGTCAGGCTTCCGGTGGCGCTGGTCGCACGGCGTCCGGTTTGTCGATGTTGATGGACAACGCAGCTAAGGGCATCAAGTCAGCCATTGCATCCGTGGATGTGGTGGTGGCCTCGATCGTCCAGCGTCTGTATGTGCACAACATGCTCTATGACCCTGACATGTCCTGCAAGGGTGACTTCAAGGTTGTGGCCAAGGGTGCCATGGGCTTGGTTGCCAAAGAGCAGCTCCAGATGCGCCGCAACGAATTCCTGCAAGCCACTGCCAATCCTGTCGATCTCCAGATCGTTGGACCCAAGGGCCGTGCCTACTTGCTGCGCCAAGTTGCCGAGTCTCTCCAGATGGACACCGACAAGCTGGTGCCCACCCAGGAGATGCTCGAGTTCAAGGAAGAGGCAATGCAGGCAATGCAAGCTCAGCAGATGCAACAACAGCAATTACCGGCTCCCGCCGAACAAGATGCCGCAGGCAATCCCGCTGGCGGACAAGACGCAAACCTAGTTCAGTAAAGGTCAATCATGGCTAAAAAATTATTCAACGGAAAAGAAACCCGCGCCGAAGAGATGGCAGAAGCCAAGGCTCTGCGTTCTGGCGCCATCAGCAAGAAGCAATACGTGGCTGGCGAAAAGTCAGAAGGTCACAAGAACATGCGTGACGTTCGTGGCAATGCCAACGCAATTGCTTCCGGTCGTATGACTCCTGCGCAATACGCCGCAGAAGAGCGCTCCGAAAACATGGCTGACGGCGGCATGGTCGGTTTGGCTCGTCAAGGTACTGGCGCTCCTAACGAGTGCACCTATACACATGGCCCTGGTGTTCGTAGCTTGCAAGACTATAAGAAGTAAAAAGTCCTAGCGTGCTTCAAAAAACACCAACTAAAGTCCTCGCATCGTTAGCTTCATTGGAAGGTAACCATGACTTTGAACAGATTTGTGCGTGGCTTGAAGAGTCTTTGGATCAGATTCGTACAGAGAATGATTCGACTAAAGACGAAGTTCAGTCACGTTGGAACCAAGGAGCCTCCCAGGTCCTAGCGCAATTCCTCGAGAAGAAGCGCACAGCCCGAGAGATCCTCCAGAAGTTAAAGTAACCCGTCCCGTTGGGACAAACGCTTGTCTAGTGGCGTATCACTAGCAAACCGAGAACACCGGAACGTAGCGTAGGGAAAACCCTCAGTGGCCCCGAAGCGAAGTGAAGGCTCAAGGAGTATGAATTGAACCTACCACGCGCCGTCATTGAGGCGGAAAGAAAGGCAGAAGAAGCTCTTCAACGACTGCAAGCTGCTCGTCAGCCGCAACAGTCACAGGCAGATGAGGCACAGCCTCCTACCGATCCGCAGCCTCCCACCCCGGATGCTGCGAGCGAAACACCAGCGCCAGCCGCAGATCCTGCGCCAGCGCCCACAGCCACCCCTCCAGGAGAGGGAGACGATAAGTGGGAAGCCAGGTACAAGACACTGCACGGCAAATATAACGCTGAGGTTCCGCGATTGCATGCGGCGCTCAAAGAGCGCGATAGCAAGTTGAATAGCCTGACCGAAGAGGTGGAGGCGTTGAAGGCAGCGGTAAGCAACCCTCGTGAGTCGCTTATCAAGCCTGAGGAAGTGAATGAGTTTGGCGAGCCGCTAGTTGATCTGATCCGTCGCGCAGCGCGTGACGAAATGGCAGCTAAAGATGCGGAGATCGCTGCACTCAAGCGTGAGGTTGAGTCGGTGAAGACGTCAACCGTCGAGAACAAAGAGGTCAGCTTCTATGACAAGCTGAACTCCCAGGTTCCCGACTGGATGGCGATCAACGATGATCCTGACTTCCATGCCTGGCTGGGCGAGGTCGATGACCTTACCGGGGCACTGCGTCAAGAGATCCTATCGGCGGCTGAAGGGAAGCGCGATGCTGATCGCGTTGCCAGATTCTTCAAGGCGTTTAAGAAGGTTCAGGAAACAAAGTCGGCAGCGGCTACCGCTTCGCTTGACTCGCAAGTTGCCCCAGTGGCGTCCCGTGTGGATGAGCCACCTAAAGGCAAGAAGATTTGGACCCGCGCAGAGATCGCTGATTTCTACGCCAGGGACCGAAGAGGCGAGCTGACCGAAGAGCAATCCGCTGCTATTGATAAAGAAGTTCAGTTGGCGATCCGCGAACGACGAGTGCGGTAAGCCTGCTGATAGCAGACTTGAAAGGTCTTCAAAATGTCCGTATCAGTAAATAGCGGTTACTACACCGCGTCCTCCACAGCCGACGCTTACGCCGGTAATTTCATTCCTGAAGTATGGTCTGGCAAGCTCCAGGTCAAGTTCTATAAGTCCACCGTTCTCGGTGAGATCACGAACAACGACTGGGAAGGCGAGATCAAGGGCCAGGGCGACAAGGTACACATCCGTACCATCCCCACCATCACGATTCGTTCTTACACCAAGGGTCAGAACTTGACCAGCGAAGTGCCACAAAGCACTCCCCTGGAATTGCTGATCGACAAGGGTAAGTACTTTGCCGTGGTGTTGGACGACGTTGACGCCGTTCAAGCTGACGTCAAGTTGATGGACATGTTCACCAACGACGCCAGCCAGCAAATGAAGATCTCCATCGACGGCGACGTCTTGGGTTCTGTCTACGCTGACGCAGCTACCGCCAACAAGGGCGCAACTGCTGGTGCCATCTCTGGTGACATCAACTTGGGCGCTACTGGCGCTCCCCGTCAGTGCACTAGCTCTAACGTCTTGGACATGATCCTCGACATGGGCCAAGTGCTCGACGAGCAGAACGTTCCTGAAGACGGTCGCTGGGTGGTTATCCCCGCCTGGATGGCTTCTTTGGTCAAGCGCTCTGACTTGAAGCAAGCCTACTTGACTGGTGACTCTGTCACTCCCTTGCGTAACGGCAAGATCGGCATGATCGACCGTTTCACTGTGTACGTGTCTAACAACCTGGCTAAGGTAACTGACCTGGGTTCTGACGCTGCTGCCGGTGGTACTGGTGGTGCTGCTGATAGCCAAGCATGGCGCATCCTGGCTGGTACTCGTGACGCGATCTCTTTCGCTTCACAGATCACCAACGTTGAGTCTCTCCGTGCTCAGTCTACGTTCGGCAACATCATGCGTGGTCTGAACGTGTACGGCTACAAGGTCACTAAGCCTGAGGCTTTGGTGGCTGGCTACGTCAAGAAGTAATCCTTCTTGAACCCGTAGAGGGGGAGGGGGTAACTCCCCTCCCTTTTTTTCGACTTATAAAAAGCAATAGACCATGAAGTTTCTCAAACAAATAGGTACCGGCGATATCTACCCATGGACAGAGCACCTGGCTGCTCGTGAAGACATGGAGGAATTTGTCCGCGGTGAGCGTGAGCCAGTGGCTGAGGAAGCGACAAACACCAGCGAAAATCCCATCACAGAGACCGCAGAACCTGCTGTTGACGAGGATCTGGCCAATGCAGCCGAAGCCTTTCGCAAGTCGGTAAGCAAGCCTGGTCGTAAGACAAAAGCACAAGGCTGATCATGAAAGTATCGGACGTCCTCACTCGAGTTAGAAATGTTCTGAATGACACGGATGCCAGCAGTTACCGCTGGACTAACGCCGAGATGATCGACGCCATCAACGACGCACAAGGTTTGATCGCAATCCATCGTCCCGACGCATTCCCGGTCGATGAGGTTGCAACTCTGGTTGCTGGCTCCAAGCAGACACTGCCCGCTGGTGGCTACCGCCTACTGGATGTGATCCGCAACATCGGCTCTGACGGCGTAACGCCTGGTCGAGCCATTCGCCCTACCGATCGTGACACGCTTGATGCGTACGATCCGTACTGGCACACGAATACCAAGAAGAGCGAAGTCAAGAACTTCGTTTACGACGAGCGCAACGTGAACGTGTACTACGTCAATCCGCCCGTCAATGCTGGCGTTAAGGCGCAGATCCTGTACGCCAAGCGTCCCACCGCACTAACTGCAACGACCGATGATCTGGTGATTGCAGAAGCCTACTTTGAAGCTGTCGTTCTGTTCGTGCTGTTCCGTGCGTACGCCAAGGAAGCGGACTACGCAGGCAACGCACAATTGGCGGGTAGCTATCTGAATCTCTTTGCCTCTCTGCTTGGCATCAAATTGCAGAAGGACGTTGCCTTCGGTGCGTCACTCAACCGCAGGGGTGGTGAGGCCAATCCCACCTCTATTCAGGCTGGAGGCGTCTGATGGCCGCGACATACGAAGACTTCTTCCCCAACATCCTGCCGGAAGTTCCTGGTGT